TCACAATAGTCCTGAATCAGTTGTGAAAGTTGCGAATAGTTCACGGCGTCCAGCCCGACCTGTACTTCATATTCGTATCAAGATTAATCTGCGAGACGAACTTCGTTCCCTTCGTCGCAGCACCCGCACCCTTCATCTTCATGTGGGTGACGCCCTTGTTCACATCCTTCTCAGGGTAGCCATTGCGACCCGTGGAGTCGGTGTTCGGCTTAATTTTGCCGGGATTTAGTTCTTTCATGTGAATTACTTCGGGCCAGACGAGCCACGCATCGGGCTACGCTGGTTCATGACTTTAGCCATGTTGCGACCGTACTTCTTCATGTCGGTGTTGGTCTTACCGCCAGCACGCATCTTTTTCGTCCCGTGCATGGAACGCTCGTGCTTGCCAACTTCTTCTCGCGCAATCTTACGCATACCGTCTTTCATCTCAATCTCCTAGGTCGTTACGACCGTTACAGTCCCTACTTCACCGTCTGGTGCCAGCGTATTAGGAGTCAACCCTACATCGTAGGAACTCGCCCCGCCAACCGGGTTCCAGCCCCACTGGATCATTCTACTACCGCCTGCGCCGTTGTTACCTTCTTCGTAGTAACTCAGGTCAGGTCGCGGGTTCCTAAGCGCCTGCGGGTCGTCCACCGGGTACAGCCCCAGCGACAACTGCGGCTGATCAGGCTCCCAACACTCTGGACAGACCAAGATATTCACGTTCTTGGTCTTGATTACCAAAGACTTCAACTGCTTGAGTTTGTACCGGAAACCGCACCGGTCGCACTCCGCAATCGCGTGTTTGCCACTTGCAAATCTGTTTGGCATTAGTAGCCACCCAAGAAACTCTCACGCGGCACGAACCGCACTGCAGCCTTCTCACGATCCTCGCCTGCCGCGAGATCCCACGCTTCATCGTACTGGGCTTTCAGGATCTGTGTGCGGGCATCTGCACCGGGTATCTTCATGGACAGCATATAGGCCAACCCCGCTACCAAGCAGGGCATAAACCGAAACGGGATGTCTTGACCGTTAGAACCCACACCGGGATCAAACATACGCACAAGTCGCGTGTAGACGAGCGTCCACGTGGTCGTGTTATCAGGCTTCGGCCATACCGTGTACTGCGGGTAAACCACGACATTATCGGCACCCGTGGCTCCAGTGCGCCGGTTGATCCAAATCTGAATCGGACGGCCCGTCGCGTTCTTGTTCGGGATGGAGAGGTACGTGCTGGAGGAGATACGTGAGATGTTGATGTCCTGCTGGTTCGTACCCGTGCCTGTGCGGATCACGTGGTCAAGTAGGTCTACCGTATCAACAGGAAGGTCGTACGTGCCTTGGTTGTAGGTTAGGGTTTGCGTACCCGTCTCAAGCGTCCAGAGATTTACGCCCCGGTTTGCCCAGTCCATCAAAAGGAGAGCAAGGCTACGCTTCGACGTACGAAAGTCGTAACCCGTACGCAACTCAGCCCCACAACGCTCAAAAGCCTCCTCAATGATCGTATTGAGATCAAGGTTGAACTCAGTTGTGGCTGTAGTTTTGTCTACCATTACATGCCTTGCCGTCGATACGGCCTTACTTTTGCTTTAACACCCTTGGGCTGCGCGACGAACTGCTTGCCTTGGGCTTTGCCTTTACGTTTGGCTGCGGTGGTGCGGGCATACTCAGAAGGGCTGAGAGCCTTGATCGCAGCCTCTGGAAGATACCTTTCACCCGTGTCAGAAGATCGTTTACCACTCTTCGTTCTCCATTTCTGCTGCGTCCACGCTTTAAGGGACTGTTGAGGAGCCTTCATCCGCGATACCCGCCGCCCTTAGCCTTGTACTGCTTAGCCAGTAACTGTGCCTTCCTCGCACTCCATTGCCCTGCTGCGGTACCTTGTACGGCACGTGCCTTAATCGACTCAAACAGGCTCTTTCGCATACCGGGCTTGGTGTAGTTACCCGCCTGATTGACCTTGCTCTTGACCTTGCCGCCTTCTGCATGGCGGATCGGCCTCCCAGTACCTTCAACAGGCTTGTCGTCCCCGCGCCGCTTGGCGCGAGGGACTTTCCTAGGAGCAATCACACCCATGCCTCGGGAGGGCATCATACAAACTTGCCTCGGGTCTTACCCCGGATTTCGACTCCACCGCCACGAACGTACTTCTTTGTAGGCGATTCTGGAATGTCGTAGTTACTAAGTTTACGAACCATCTTCTTGTACGGCGGGTTTTTCATAATGTCCCAGCCTTGCTCATCTAACCACTTTTTGTTTTCTTCTTCAGTTTGCGTAAGGTACGTATCACCTTGCCATTCAAAGGTTTCTCTACCAGCATTTTTAGCGGCTCTAAAGGCTTCTTTAAAAGTACGCTTTTTAGGCTTTTCAAATTCTGGTGGAGCCTCTTCATACCCGGTAGCGCCCCCACCTGCAAACTTCTTTATTCTCGGTTTAGGGATACGCGGCATACGAATCGAAGACGCCCCAAAACGAGGCATCTTCTTTTTAAACATCCCTGCAGTGTATTTAGGGATGCGCGGCATAATCAGATAATCCGGCCGCGAGTCTTGCCCTTAACGGCACAGCCGTCAGCACGCTTTGAAGCGGAAGAATAAGCCGTACCGCCGCCAGCCATCTTTTTAACAGCACCGCCACGGTTCATCCCAGCCTCGCGCAATCTGCGACGGGCTTCTTCAGTGCTTATTCCCGCACCGCGAGAAACGCGTTCAACTTCGCGCTGACCGAAAAGATTCCCGCCAGCCAGACGCTTAAACGGAGACAGCACTCGATCCATGTAACTAGAAGTCGGATCATCATACCGCCCAGTGCCGACCTTTGCCGAAGCAGGTTTACTACCACGACCACCAGAACGGGATCGGGGCGATTCGGAAGTTTCTACTTTTGGGGTTTCTACTTTAGGAGCAGCGGCGGGTTTACTTTCTTCGTCTTTAGTACGGGTATGGAAACTTTCCATCTTCCCCGTTTTAGGATTCTTAAAAGTAAAAGTGGCCTGTTTTTTAGCACGTGCTTCTGCAAATGCTTCTTTAAAAGACTTTTCCTTTGGCGCTTCAAAATCTGGCGGAGATTCTTCGTATCCGGCCTTGTTGCCCATGTCATCGGTGCCACCACCGAGCCTGAATTTTCGCATTTTGCGTTTCATCAGCATTCACCGCCCATACGCATCTTGACCATCTTAGCCTTGGTCTTACCCTTGCTAGCGATACCGTCAGCAGCCTTGCGGTAGGAACCGCCGGTCGACCCGCCCTTAGAATAGGCCATACCGCCCATATTCATTTTCTTCATACCCGCTTCTTTCATCTCATGCTTGATCATGGACTTCGGTGCGCCCTTCTTTTTCATGAAAGACACTTCCTTACGCATCATCGACTTCGGCTCTTTCATATAAACTCCTAAATAAATTTACCGCGCGTTTTACCACGCTGGGCTATGCCGTCTGCACGGCGAGATGCGGAAGATTTGACGGAGCCACCTTTACGGTAAGAAGTTTCATCTTTTTCTTTAGTTTCTTTTTTAACTTCTTTAGCAGGTTTTTTACTTTCTTTGTTTCGTATTTTATTAAAAGCACGGCCTGCGGCGGCTGACATTCCGATTGCACCGGCACCTAAAAGTGCTTTACCGGGCACAAGTGCCAGCGCAGGGGCCGCGCTTGCCAATAAAGCGTTTTGTTTTTGCGAAGGACTAAGTGAAGACAAGGCTTCTCTAGTTTCGCCATACGTACCTGTGAAGCGGCGACCAAGCCCCTCAATTTCTTTTTTACGCTTTTTACGCGCTTCTTTAATTGAGTTTATATAGTCACTATCGCCATGTTCAGCCTGAAGACGTGCTTCTTCAGGGGTCAACAAGTCAGAGTCATCAGTGGTAGAACCACCTTTATCAAACCTTTTGCCTTTACGTTTATCTGCTTTCATATATTCCTGTCCTACAGATTGAGGAATGCCCACACGTTTGGCTGCTTTGGGGTCATTAGCAACCATTGCCATCAGATTATGCTGGGCTTTGGATTTACTTGGCATCTCAGCAGTTCCAAGCCCTCAAGGACTTGTTGATACGGCTGTTCGGGTCGTTGGCGGTCTTGGCACTCGTCAGTTTCTTCTTCATGCCAGACATGCGGGCACAGAATGATTTCTTACGCGCACCGCCCTCGGGTTGAGGACGCTTGAGACCCGGCTTACCGGGATTCGCACGGTTATAGGAAGCCCTGCCTTTGGCGTTCAAGCCGCCAGCAGGATTCTTACCTTCCTTGCGTTGCCACGCAGGAGTTTTAGCCATAAATCACCAGCGTGGAGATAACGGCTGACGGGACGATGTAAATGCTCGTTTGGAAGAGCAATCCTTCACCCGGCATCAGGGCGTAGTCCGCAGAAGTTGAACTTGCCTTGGTGTTTAATACGATCTTGACTGGGCCACTAGCCCCGCCGTCACGAAACGTCACCGTACCCGCACCGGTATCAGGAACAATGTAAATCGCTTTTACGCGAGAACGCCCAATTACAAGGCTATTTTGATCCAATAGATCACCAGCAGTCGTAGCGACTTTACTGGCTAAGACATCTGTTTGCATTCTGAGTCTCCTGTAA